GGATTCTTTGTTTTAAACGATTTTCAGTGTCCAGCCAAATCCAAGGGCGTGCATTTGCATCCAATTTTTTTGTGGGTATATCTGTGGGTATGAATGTGCTATGCATATTGTGAGCGGTCACGCAAAATGAGAATTTCCGTCACGCAAAATGAGAACGTGCCAAGTCCGATTTTTCGAGCCTGGCACGTTCTTTGCTACGCGAGGCTGGCGAGCCTTTCCGCGCTCAGTTTTGCATAGTCCGGGGACAGTTCCACGGCGACGCATTTCCGCCCCGTAGAAAGGGCCGCATGGGCGGTGGTTCCACCTCCCAAGAAAGGATCAAGGACCGTTCCTTCTGGCTTTACGATAGCCATCAGGTCCTGCATAAGCTCCAGCGGCTTGCCCGTGATATGGACTTTCTTCGCGGGGTTGACCGCGTGCTTGAACACCCCCGGATGACACTGCCGGGAATACGTCTGCGGCCTGCCCTTGGAGCCGTACACGATGAACTCGGCCTCGCGCCTGAACTCGCCAAGAACGGGCCGTGCGCTGGTCTTCTGCCATACGACAACGCCCCGCCAGAGCCAGCCGGCGGCCTGAACAGCATCGGTGAGGCTAGGAAGCTGTCGCCAGTCCGTAAACACCAGCAAGGGCGAACCCGGCCGCGCCACGCGCCAGCACTCGGAAAGCCAGAGTGTTGCCCAGAACGTGTACGACCGCTGGTCCCTCGTATCTCCCAGCATGGCCGGGTATCGCTTCACCGTGTCGGAACTTTGGTATTTCTTCTCCGGGTCTGCCTGTTTGCTGGCGAGCGTCATCCCGCCTGTGGAGTACGGCGGATCTGTTATCACCGCGTCCACGGATTCACTCGGCAGACACGGGAGAACGTGAAGGGAATCCCCCTGAAAGAGCGTCAAGCCTTCATTCTGAAAGAAAGGATTCATGGTGATCCTTTTGACGGTGCTCTTGGCACTCTGGCTGAGGCTCTAGCGGCCTTCAGAGGGCGGAGGTTCGGGAACAGCTATCCCCTCAGCCTCCAAAATACAGCGGGCGATGGCGTAGGACTGTTGCGGGGTTATGGCGTTCCCCAGTGCTTTGAGCCTCTTCACCCAGAGCGGGATCTCCGCACGGGGAACGAGGCCTACGCCTGCGGGCAGGTCCAGCCTTTCGGAACGCCCATCATCCACTCGATAAAGCACGGGGCCGCGATATGCTTCCCGGATGGCCTTGCGGCTCGTCCGCTCAATCCGTATTCCAGCCCAAGCAAGGCACTGGAAAGGTTTGTCGTATTCTCCCAAGTATGCTGGGAGCGGAGCAAGAAGCCGATCCCTCCTGTTTCCGTCACCACGGTTGGGGTAGGCAACAATGAAAACCCTTTCCCGATGGTGAGGGGCACCAAGGGCGGCGGCAGGAAGCACTTCCCATTCCGCATCGTACCCGATCGCGGCCAGGTCTTGCAGGACGATCTCAATTCCGCAGGACAGCAGCCCCCGGACGTTTTCGATGATCGCATATTTCGGGCGGATTTCCCGGATAATCCGGGCGTATTCCAGCCACAGGCCGCTTCTTGTCCCTGTTTTGATTCCTGCACGATTCCCTCCTTGTGATACGTCCTGACAGGGAAAACCGCCGCACAGGATGTCCACGTCCGGGAGGGCCTTCCCCTCAAGTTTCTGAACGTCCCCGAAAATGGGGACTTCGGGCCAGTGCCGGGACAGGACGGACTGACAGAACGGATCGATTTCGCAGAACCATTCGTGCTTCATCCCTGCCCAGCTCAAGCCCAGATCGCAGAGGCCAGCGCCTGAAAACAGGCTGCCTACTCGCAATGACGACACGCTTTTTCCTTTTGGCCGTCGTGCGGTTCGGGGTTGGGATTCGTGTTCCTCAGGTGGTTTATGGTCCCGCATCGGGGACACTTTATCGCCAGATCAAGGGCGACGCCCTTCCCCAGCAGTTTGTTACAGTGGCCGCATCGGATTTCGTTTTTACGCTCCATTTTCTACATGATCCTAAAGGTTGCCCCCAAGGAAACGCCGTGCTAAAAAGCCTTGTCCCGCGTGGACAAATACACAGACGGAATACTCTGCGGAAGGGCCTCTATCCTTCCGTGGGGCCGTGGTGGGCCTTTGCCATGCCCGCCGGTGGGGGCCTTCTGCGCCCCCGCCTCTGTAGGCCTCCATCATGCCGCAAACAGCCCTTTTCCGCCTGTAAAATGCGCGTTCTGTGCGAAGAAGTTCACGGAGCTATTCCGGGATTTCTTCGCTTTTTCGTATCAAAACCAGCTTGCTGAGGGAGCTTTCCGCGCTCTTCCATCCTTTGCAGTGCTTCGTGTACCCCACAAAGGAAGCCACACAGCAACGCACGATTTCCAGCTCTACGCGCCCCGCTGCATACTGCCTCGACAATCCCGCGAAACGCTTCTTTGCCCTTCTCATGTTCTTCTTGCGGGGCAGTCTGTATTCAGCCCAATGGCGATAACCCGCGAAGTCAACGCCATGGCTTGCAGGGAAAACCCGCGTCTTCTGGTTCAGCGTCAGGCGGAGCTTCCACGTCAAAAAGTCCCGAATTTCCGCCAGAAGCCGCCACAGTTCCTTCTTGTCGTGGTGGAGCAGGATAAAGTCATCCATGTACCTGACATAATATTTCACGCCTAATTCGTCTTTGATGAAGTGGTCGAGCTGGTCTAAATAGGCGTTGGCTAAAAGCTGGCTTGTCAGGGCTCCCAAGGGAAGGCCGCGGTTCCCCTCGATGCATCCGCACTGGCAGACGATGACGCGGAGCAGGTCCAGAACATCCGGGTCGCCTATCGTGCGGGAGACTATCCGCATCAGGATCTCGTGGTCGATGGAATAAAAATATTTCGTCACGTCAGCCTTCAGGACGTACACGTTCCCCCATTTGCTTTTGGCGGAACGGAGCATGGCCGTCAAATATTCGCTGGCGGCGTGCGTTCCCTTCCCTATGCGGCAGGCAAAGCTCTGGTCGATGAAGCGCCGCTCGAAGAATGGCCCGACCTGCTGAACGATGGCATGATGGACGACGCGATCCCCGAAGCTGGGCGCGTGGATGAGCCTCTGTTTCGGCTCGAAGACGTAAAACGCACGGAAGGGGCCGGTCTTCCATTGCTTAGAACGAAGCATGGCCTGAATATGGAGCAGGTTCCTTTCGCGGTTCGCGTTGAAGCGCAGGACTTCGGCACAAAATCGCTTGTTCCGTGAGGCTTCCTTCGCGGCTTTCAAAAGGTTGTCCCAGGCTAGGATTTTTTCCCAGAGGTTCTTGGCGGCCTTCGGCATGGTGCCCTTCCAAGTTGCCCCCGTGCCACGTTCGCCTTCGCTACTAGCCGCACGGGGGCTGCTGCTGTTTCCCTCATTCGCAAGAGGGGGGAGGCGGTTCCCTTTTGCCCCTGTACCGTCCGCACAGCCTTGACCATGCGGCTTCTGACGAATCGGGGCGAGAGCGGAACGGAACCCGACATTCCAATTGCTATTGCTTCGATTGTTGTTCAGATTGAGCGCAAACGGGCCGCAATTAGATCCATTATTCCAATTGCCGCCGCGAAGCGGGAGACGCAATTCTGAACCGCCCCCTGTCAGCGGAGCTTTTTCAGCCCGCCAACTATCTTTCCGATCTCAACAAGTTTTTCAGAGACCGGGCCGTACCTCTTCTGAGGTATGGCGTTTATATTGATACCGAGCCGGATCATGGACAAAAGAACCTTTGCTTTGACGTCCACGAGGTTGAGCAAAGCCCAGCGATTCCCGGCGCGAAGCGAAAGCTGAACCAGAGCATCTTCCACTTCCCAGACCAACGCCCGAATATCCGCGCCAAGGCTGAAGCGTTCGGTTTTGGGCATATCCCGAAGGATAGTGCTGAAAAGATAGGCCGCCATATCCTCCCATTTCTGCTGTAAAAGCAGTCCACCGGTCGGTTCGTCCACAGTTCTTCTCCTATAACCGTTTTCGCGGACTGGTTATAGCAGGATGAAGGGACTTTTACCAGAGAGGATAGGCGGCAATCAGGGCCGGGCTTCTGGCGGAAGCTGTCGGCCCAGCCGTTCAGATTCATAGGATGCCCTGCAATGGTCATTTTCTCCGAACAGGCGGAAAAAGCAGTCGATGCAGTTGGCTATCCTCGGCTTTCCTGCGAGCCTGCGCCGGTGTGAGCGGCTGGACAGCGTTTCATCCGGCCAGCCGCCGCACAGGGCATTGAAAAGCTGATCTACGGCGATCAGCACGGATTTCCCATAGCTGAGATGTCCGGGCATCAGACGATACCGGCCACAGGATCAAGGCTGTACGCCACGGGGATGGCCTGAGCCTCTTCCACGCTTGCGGCCGCTTCCAAGGCATCCTCCATGCGCTGGCGCTGACCGGTCAGAAGGCCGGACGCCACAGTGAAGGCATCAGCCTTGACCAGAACGCGGCGCACCAGCTCCGCCTTGTCCATCTGTCTGCCTGCGGCAAGAGCATCCAGAAGCGGAGTGGAAGCCGTGTTGTCCTTATCCCAGGCACGCGCCTCTTCTTCCTGTTTGTTGAAGGTCAGGCGTTCGGAATTGGGATAGGTGGGAGTGAGCGCGGCCAGAGTGGATTCATAGGCGCGATTGATTTCAGCCAGCTTCACAGCCTTGACGGAATCAAGCAGGGGGAAGCCGTCCACGACTTCCCAGCCGTCGCCCTCGCTATTGCGGCGGGCGGTCTGTCCCACAGCAAGGATCTTGCCGAACTCGGCGTCCAGTGTGGCAAAGCTGGCCTGTCCTTTGGTCACGGTATGGGCATAACCCCGATCCTCGACGTAGGTCTCGGCATCCTGCCTGTAGGTGGTTCGGAAAGCGTAACTCATAATGTTCTCCAAAATTTTCGACCGGCTTCGCCGGTAACTTTTTATCCCCCCCTTCCCTGATCATCGCATTTTGTGCGAGATCAGGGCTTCAGGGGGTCAGTTTTCAGGGTTTCAGGAAATAAAAGCGGAACGGAACCCGACAGACCAATGGCTATTGCTCCGATTGTTGCCCAGACTGAGCGCAAACGGGCCGCAATAAGATCCATTATTGCACCCGCCGCCGCGAAGCGGGAGACGCTCACCGTGGTTGCGCGTCCAGAAATAGCCCTGAATACCCGCACCAGAGGCCACCAGAGGGAAGATTCCCAGAGTTTTGAGGATGGCGGGAACAGTCACGCCAGAAGCGGCAGAGAAAGCGTTGAACACGCAGTTAGCCGCATTTTCGCCGGACAGCTTGTTCGTGATAGTCTTCGCCAGCGTAGGCGCACCAACGCTGGTATTGCTGCCGTCACCAGTCTTCGGCGCTTCGATCTTCAGCGTGTTGGCCGTGCCGGGAGCAACGAGGCTGCCGTCCTGAAGGATGGCCTTCCACAGCGAAGAAGAAGCGCCGTGATCCGCATTAGCCAGCATGGCGTCGTTGTTCGGAATGATGTTGATCTCACCTTCGTTCAGGCGGAAGCCGGGGCTCCATTCCCACACGTTGCCCACGAAGTCGGAAATGCCCCACGGGGTGCCGTCGTCATTCCACGACACAGGGCCGGAACCGGTCAGCGTGGCCGCGCCGTTTTCGGCATTGTTGCCGGTGTCGCCGGGAGCGAAGTCCACGGTCTGCATGGTGCCGGTCTGGTGGGGGTAGGTATGGTTGCGGCCCCAGTTGGTGTTGCCGAGGTACTGATGGTCGCCGAGTTCTTTCCACAGCCACAGGGCGCGGGCGGAGTACATGGCATTAGTACAGCAGCCGAAGCCGGAACCCAGAGCGCGGCAAGCAGCGATGGCCTGATCCATATTGACGCGAACCCACGGGGCACGATGAGGCAGGGTGTTCACCTGGCCGTCGCTGCCCTTGGAGGCCAAAAATTTACCGATGAGGATCTCGCTCTTCACCACGCCGTTGACCACGAAGGCAGGATGAGGGCCGGTGCCAAGGCTGGCGTCGATGGTTTCCAGATTGAAGCGCGGGATAACCACCATGACATGGGGGTTGCCCTTGGCGTCACGGATAACGGTATTCCGCCCGGAAGAAGCACGTTCGACTTCCGCCCGCATTTCGTCGCGGAGCAGCACGGTCACTTCCGAGGAGGCCTTTGCCACAGCCTGGGTCACATATTCGGTATTGGCGGCCTGTTCCGAATTGTCGCCTTCGTTCGGGGTAGGAACAACCGGACCGACGGTGAACGTTTTCTGTCCGGCGATCGTTTCCGCTCCAGTACGATGAACCGCGTTTCCGAGCTGTTCAGCACCTTCCACCACCGTCTGCTGTGCGGACTGAAGGGCGGCGATGGCTTCATTTATTTTTTTCAAAAGTTCGTCAGACGTTGCCATGTATTACTCCTGAGAGGCGCTTGCCTCATTTGTCAGCCCTCTGCCTTCGTAGCCCTGAGCTTTAGCCCAAGACAGCAGTTCGGCCATGACGGTTTCCAAAGCAGTCAGCCGGTCGGTCAGATTGATGAGTTCCGCCTGATAGCCGCCCACCGAGTGTTCAAGCTCAGGAACAACGGATTCAAAGTTGGTCTGCCGGGCGGTAAAATTGATCAGTTCCGTCTGGTAGTCCGCCAGCGCGGCTTCCAATCCGGGCAGATAGGTTTCAAGAGACTGCTCTCCATAAGTGACGGCCCGCGCCGTGGTATGCGGCACCAGAATGATGGTCGTGCCCGCAGGAATGACGGTCCCGTTTGCCAATGTCAGGTCACGGGCGGCGGTATAGGAAAACACGTTGGCGAGCACTTTTATCGCCATACACTCCTCCATCGTTCAGGGGCGGGAGGTCGCCCTCCCGCCCGGATGCTTAGGCCGTGGCCGTTTCGTCGTATTCTTCCACCACGATCTGAAGCTGAGCGCTGAAGTCGGTGGCGGCGTCAATGGAAGCACCGGTGGCGATGCCGGTGAACTTGCCGAGTTCCACGCCGTTGAAGGTCAGGTTGTTGGCTTCGCTCTTGCCGATACCGTCAAGGATTTCCTTGTTGGTGTGGGCATGAGTATTGGCGATGGCGTCAGCCACAGAGTCGGACAGGGAGTCGATCAGGCCCTTCAGCACATGGCCCTGATTGGCGGAAAGGGGCTGGTCGGCGGCGGTGGAGGTCAGCGCGTCCACGATGTCAGACTTGTTGACCTTGCCGGAGGTGATTGCCTCGATGCTGTCGGCGTTGGCATTGATGGCGCTCACAAGTTCAGTCAGGCGGTCGATGGTGCCGCCGTCGGCTTCGCCGGTGAGGAACAGGGCGAGGTCAGCCTTCACGCCTTCGAGGGCGGCCGCGATCTTCTTCAGGTTGTCGTAGTCGACGCTGAGATTGCCGGAGCCGTCGGTGGTGCCGTCCTTCACCAGATTGACGGCTTCAGTGATAGCATCGGCCACGGAAGCGGCGGTGGGGGCGTTCTTGATGAAGTCGCTGAGGTACTGTTTGGTCGCCTTGTCATAGACTGCGGTGGAAGGGGTGAGAACGTCCTTGCCGTTCACGCGGAAAAGGGAATTGAGATACAGCATGAGTCACCTCATTGGATTAGGGTTGTTGGTTATTCTTCGATTGCCTCTACCTGAAGCGTAAGCATCGCATCGTCGGGAGCGATGCCGCCGTCTTCAACAATGGTCACCGCCGCCAAGGTCACGCCCTCGGATACAGGAATGCCCTGCACCGACAGCGAGCCCGTCACGCCGGTTTGCACGTTTCCGCCAGTCACTCCGCCGAGAACAGCCTTTTCAAGAGCGGCAAGGCGATTCTGCCCGGCACGAATGAGCGCGTCACGGTTCGCTTCACGCTCACGCAGGAGGGCCAGTTCGTCTTCATGCCGCTGTTCCAGTGCCAGGCGGGAAAGCTCGCCAGTCGTCACACGGTCGGAAAGCTGGATAAATTCCGCTGCCGCCTGAACTTCACGCAGGCGGATGTTCTCCGCGAACTGCTGAAGCTCCGTTTTGCTGGCATAGCCAAGGTCGGATACTTGAATGGTGAGCTTCGCGTCCGTACATTGGATGATGGGAATGATCAGCTCATGGGAGAGCGGCTGCCCATCCTGCGGAAGTGTTTTGTAGTAGCGCGAGTGATTGCCGTAGGCGTACAGCACTTCGGCTTCTTCGCCCTCGATATGCCCCAGCACGCCTATTTCATTCACCCACCAGCCGCCCACGTCCGCAGGAAGAAGGGCGTGCAGGTTGGTTATTTTAGGATCGACGGGATCCGTACTGCGGGAATCAATGGGCCGCCGATACACTTCATGGACAAGCGCCGTGACTCCCGCGTGAGGGGTAACGCTTTGCAGGTTGGCGTCGCCCACGGCGATATGCGTCAGAACAACGGCCTTGCCTTGCGTCAGGGCACGGGCTTCCAATGCCGCGCCAGCATCGGTCATCACGGTGAAATATTGGGGAGTTTCAGCCATGCGCTACTCCTGTACGGCGGGGAGAAGTCCCACACCGGTTGATGTAAAACCGGCCAGCGCCATGCCGGTGGATCGGCTGCACAAGGAAAGAGGCGGCGCGGGAAAATGCAGACAAAGCCGTGTTGACGTGATTCCGTATGTCCCCATCATCGGCCCTTGATGGATTGCCTGAGGGGAGAGCTGCCCAAAATAAAGGCGGTTCTTCATTCCCGTATGTCCGCACAGAGCCAGAGCCGTGCGTACTCGCAGGACAGGCGGTTCAGGCGGAACGAAAAACAGGCGGCCCCTGCTCAGCGTACGACTGCGAAGCCCTATGGACGTATGACTTTCCAGCGGCACAGTGCTGGTCGTGATCAGACCTTCAAGAACGGAACGCGCCGGCTTGTATTCATTCGCCAGCCAGAAGGCCAAAGGGCCGGACTGATCGTCGAAGCCGGTGTCGGTCACGTTCAGGTTCAGGCGGAAATGCGCCCACAGTTCCGGCTTGGATGACGGCAGGACTTGCGCCTGATACTGGTTTTCCGAAAAAATGCGTTCCAGCCCGCGAACCTTGCCGCCCAGCTTATGCCAGGCGTAGGCGTTGACAACGCGGAGCCGGTAGCTTTCGTCAGTGTCGAAGCGCGTCCGCTGTATGCCGCGGCTTTCTCCGTACTTCGCCACCTGTTCATCGTCCGCCGTTGCCGGCGACCACTGACGGCGAAGCCAGAGGATATCCTCGCGCACATCGTCCATATAAAGGGCAAGCCCTTTGACCACGGCGGAGACTGGCCCCGGAGAAAAGATGGCCGGCCAGTTCAGCGAATCGTGGAAATATTTCCAGAAACGGCTCATTCCGCTGCCCTACGCTTCGTCGATCCAGACCGTTTGAATATCGAGTTCTGCAAGAACAGCCAGACCGTCCACAGGAATGGACACGTCACCCAGAGGCGCGGCCCAGCGGATGCGCTTCACGCCGGGAATACTCACGATGCCGGAAGCCAGACGATCCCGCACCACGTCTTTGCCAATGGAAAAGCGCGGCACGTCGTCTCCGCTTCGGGCGGAAAACATTTCACGCACCCAGCTTTCGGCCTGTTCCTTGATGTTTTCCTCGTCACCGGAAAGAAGCTCCAGAGTCATGCGGACAGACACGGAAACAGCTTCAGGGGCTTTGACCAGCAGGTCATGATTGATGACGATGCTGCTATCAATGGCCGCCCTTACCTGCACCAGAAGGTTCTCTGTCGGGAGTCCTGCGCTGGACTGGACGATAACGTCCACGGTTCCTTCGCCGCGTGGATGCTGGTCGGAAATAAAAACGTTCACCACGCCGGGAACGGAAAGGGCCGCGGCTTCATAGGCGGCGCGTGTCACGCCTGCCCGTGCCTTCCATGCCAGCACATAGCGTTCCCTCAGGCTGGCGTCCGCTTCTTCGTCCGCCCCTTCTTCCGTCAGCCAGTCGGCGCCATTGGATACGCCGCCGATCCCTTCAACCGGTGTCACCAGTTCGCATATCTGCCCCACGGAAGCGTTGGAGGCCTGCCCGTATTCTTCCGCCGTCACCAGCACAGACACGGAATCCTGCCCGTCCTGAAGAACAGCCAGAGCATCGGTCGAATAGCGATAGACTGCGCCTTTCCCGTCCGGCTTCGTGCGGACGATGCGCCCTTCAGGGATGCGGATATTGCCGGACGCGCTGCCGCGAAAGAAGCGCACATGGCCGCGTGCTTTCGTGGCGGCCTTTCGGATTTCACCGACCTGTGCCGCGTGAGTATCAAGCCAGCTCCCAGAGGCTTGCAGAGGGATGGCCTGCTGATGGATGCGATCCAAAAAGTTATAGAGCTGCCAAAGGCCCCACGCGAACAGCTCCAAGATGCCGCGCACGATGCCCTTGTTGAGGTTCAGGCGGATGGGCAGCCAGCCTTTCGCGGCATAGTCATCCTGAACCGCTTCGACCTTGGAAAAAAGCGCGGAACGGATGTCGCCGATATTTTTAGAAAGCCGGGGTGAGGTCTTCGTGTCTGCCATCTTTTATCACCAGTTCCTTGACCGTCTTGTCTGCCTGTAAAACCAGATTCAAAGGATGATCCACGTCCACGAATCGCCAAGAAACGACTGCTTCAAAAAGCCTTTCGTTCCATCGGAGAACGGAACATTTCACAGAACCGGGAACCACGCGGGGGTCTTCTTCCACGCGCATGGTCACTTCCGCAATAAAGGCGGTTCGGGCTGTGGCCGTGTTCTCTTCGTAAATCCAGTCGAAAATGAGCGAACCGAAGTCGCGGTCGTAGAACAGAACGCCCAGACGGGTGAAAAGGCGGAGCCGGATGTCCTGCACCCCGGTTTCCACGCCTTCCGTCAAAATAAGTTCCCCGTTGGCGGCCACACGGGCCTGCCCTGAAGAATCGAGGGCTATGTCCTGCCCCCAGAGGTCTGTTCCTTTCGCGCTGCTCATAGGTCAGTTGTACGGGAATAGCGCATGAACTGCCCGGAACAGGCGCGAACCATGCAGACAAAAAAAGCGCCGGTGAAGGCGCTTCTCGTCAAAGAAAATGAGAATGGATCAATGAGGACAGGAACCGCCGCTTCGACTTCCCGCGTAGGCGTTGCCACTTACGGAAAGGTCGCCGCTTATGGTCACGCTGCCCTCGATGTTCAGGTTGCCTATCTGCCGCCGATTGCCTGTTTCGGTCGATTCGCCGGAGCCGCCGCCATATCCTGCGGATGTTTTGTTCCCCAGCTCTTTTATCTGAGGCGCTTTGATGGTCAGCGTGTCGGCAGCTTCCACAATGGCGTTCTTTCCCGCCTTCACCGTGGCGTTTCCCTCGACTGTCACTGTCCAGTTTTCCGGCGACACAGTGAGAAAGGAACCGTCCTTTTCTATTTTCAGGCTTACTCCCGGCCGCTGCTGGATGATCAGTTCTTCAAGTCCACAGTCCGGCGCGTCGTTCCCCTGCCACCTGAAGTTGGAAATGCGCGGATAGTTCGGATCACCGTCATAGTAGGAAAGGTCGCAGAGCGTTCCCACGGCAGGCGGGCAGACTATGCCGCGCCTCGGACCGCCCCAGAAAACAGGGATTTCCACGCGGGGGATCACCGGTTCTTCCGGGTCTGCGCTTTCATCGTTCCGCAAGGGCTGAACATCGGCAAAGTACCGCCCGTCGCTGGCGTAGGACGCCACGACCTTGGCTTTGCGCGTCATCCTGTAATAGCCGCGAAGGTTGGGCATAGCCAATTCGATGGCGCGGGCCAGAAGGTCAAGAAGTTTCACGTTCTCTTTCATTATCCCCATCCTTCATCCCTGCCATATCCGATCAGGGTCGTATTGCCGGATGTCGTGAGGCTGTGGACGACTTCCTGAACCCGGACAACCTCGGAAAACTGCCGCCGATGGTCACGGATGCGGATTTTCCGGCTGTGGACAAGCCCCGGAAGGAGCGTGCTTACGGCATAGGAAAGCCCTGTCGCGTTCGGGGTGTGCCTTATCAGATTGGCCGCTGATTCCACCACGAACACGTCGCCGGGTTCGTCTGCATCCGACCAGTACAGCCCGGAAGCTCCGAGCCATACCGCATGGCGGGAAAGGTCATGCCCCCAGCTCCGTTCCAGGCTGGCCGCAAGCTGTTTGATGGCGCGGGCTACGGTCACATGGGAAAAAACGATATGCGGGAAGGTTTCGGCAGGTACACGGATCTCGGCAACGGGAAGGCCTGTAGCGGCGAGAAGACGACGCGCCACCACGTCCGCCGGTTCGCCGTGCATGGCCGCCGTGACTTTCGTGTCTATCAATGACTGTTCCAGGCCTACGGCAAACACGCGGACAGTATCCAGTCCGCACGGCTGGAAGTCCCGCACTGTTCCGCGCCATTCGTGCCATGTTCCGCCTTCTCCTCGGTGGCCGAAACGAACGCTCACCGCCTGTTTTTGGGCAAGAGAAGCCTGAACCGATCTGTCAGCGTCGGGGATGTCTATCTCACAGACAGACACGACAGCGCGCCGCCTCAGGGTCAGGACTATGCGTGGGGAACGCAGGATTTCCACGCTTCCCACGGTACAGCGGATATTGAGGCCTTCGATCATGGTCAATCCAGTTCGATAATAAGGGAATCTTCTTCCGGAGCGGCCTGTGCCTTGTTTTCCGCCTGTTCCGCCAGTTCCGTGGGCGTCGGGCTTTTGGCCTGTTCTTTCTCCGTTTTCACGATGGGCGGGTTATGCTCCACAAAGCCCAGAGAAAGATGGATTTCGTCCATCCTGTCATTTTCAGAAGACTGGAAACGAGAAAAAACCACCTGACGTATCCCACGCGCCAAAAGATGACGGTTCGCCACGCTGAAGACTTTCGGGTTCGCCTTGTCGTCCACTTCTCTGAAAATGGCCGAAGCCTTCTCCAGCTTTTCGTAGCAGTCGCTTTCTTCATCCGTCAGCAGGACAAAGGACATGAAGATGTCCGCATCTTCAAAGCCAAGCGGGGTCTTCACTGTTCCGCTGGCGTTGTCCACTTCCTGTTCATCGAAGCGCACATAGCCCGAAACGCTCAGGCTCCGAAGTATGCCGGGGAACTCCGCATCCCCCAGCTTCACCACGCCGTCTTCAAAGGTGAGAATCGTCATGCCGGACAGCCCTCCATCATGGAAATTTCAGCTTGCAGGGCTTCCACAAAGCCCTGCACGTCCTGCACGTTGGGCAGGTTCAGCGTTCCTATGGTAATGGTCACATTTCTGCCCATTCCGCTTTCCGGGGCGCGTTTCTGTTCCTGCTGCCTCTGTTCCGCCGGGGCTGCCCCTGCCGCCACTTCGGGAACCGTTCCAAGTTCGGGCATGGAAGGCACGGAAAGTTCGATCTGTGGAACTTCACCAAAAGCAACAGCGGCCGGAGGCATTGGAGCAAGCTCAGGCATGGCCGGAGCCGCGATTTCAAGCCGGGGAAGTTCCGGCATGGCTTCAAAAGACACGGACAGCGCCGGAAGCGAGGCAAGATCCGGAACAGCCGGAGCTTCGATTTCCAGTTGGGGAAGCGCGGGAACGTCACCAAAAGCAACGGCGGCCGGCGGTATTGCCGGAGCTTTCATTTCTTCACCGTTGGGGATGGCGATCCCGTCCAGCCCGGAGCCTAGAGCCGTTCCCGCCTTTTCGAGAGAAGCGGCCATGCGGGAAACAAGCCCCGCCTCACCCTTGCCTACGCCTTCGGCCAGCGTGGACATCATCCTTTCGCCGGAAAGCGTCAGCTGGGAAAGCGGCCCAAGGTGAGCATCGGAGAAGGGAAGATACTCCCGAACCTTTGACAGAACGCCGGAAATGGCCTCAACCGGCGCCATAGCCATGGACTTTATCCCGTCCACAAACGTGGAGAGCAGCTTCGCGCCTGAGTCAAAAAGACTGAACTCCGAGAAGAACGCGGTCACGCTTTCCCAAGCACCGCGAATGGCTTCCACAAGGCTGATGCCAAAGGCGGACACGGAAGCGAGCACGCTTTCCCATGCGTTTTCCGCCCACGTTGCAACGCCTTCCCACAGGCCTTTCCACCATTCGCTCACGCGCTCCCAGTTCTGGACAAGCCAGAGGGCCGCGCCTGCCAGAAGAGCGACCGCCGCAACGACCAGCCCTATGGGGTTGGCGTTCAACGCGACATTGAGCAGCCATTGGGCCGCCGTCCACGCTTTGGTGATAGCGGTCACGGCAATGACCGCGCCGTGATAGGCAAGCATGGCGGCCTTTGCGCCAACCATGATGATAAGCACGCCTCCCAATGCCCTGCCGAACATTTCCCAAGTTGCGGCGGAGCTGGTCACTTCAT